TAACAGGTGCTCTATCAGCAAGATTTTTAGACATAATTCTAGATATTTCTGAGAACTCTTTTGGCCCAATAATACCCCTGCGAGCATTAGTAAGCTTATTAACAAAGTCACCAACATCAGGGTGTATATCTTGAGCTTGTTTTAATAGTGTACGACCAACAGGTTCGTTTTTATTAATTAACTCTAAGAGTTCGCTGCGAAAACTTTTAAGTTCTTCTACTGTACCTGTTGCACCTAATCGTTCGGCTACTTTAATTTTACCGTCAACAACTCTAAGGTTAGTACCTAGATTATCTTTAGTAACTGTTATAAAGCCTTTTTCGTCAAGTACTTTAGACAACTTATTAGCCACGTTAGCGGTTTTCGTAGCAGCTCCAGCGCCATAAAATGATACCATGTTTTGAGCTTTGGCTGCTTTAGCAAGATCTTCCCATGTAAGATTAGCATCTCTGAGTGCAGGTATTTTAAGAAATTCTGGGTCATTTACTGTATCCATTGCAACTAAGTCATAAAGACGGTTTTTTTGAGTTGTAGCTAAAACATTTGAAGCTTGCGATACTGCCCTGTCGCCTGTAGAAAGCCCGATGATCTGAGCTCCACTGGATGAGGCATCATTTTCAATCATAAGTTTTGTTTTATAACTAGTAAGAGGTTTGTCTTGTTTAAGGTGTTTATTTATTCTAGCATATTCAATTGCCATTCTACCCATCTTAGGTACTTCTGGCCCTTCTAAACCCCGTATTAACGGATGTTCAAGAAACTCTCTTAGACGTCTGTCTCTTTGAGTTTTAGACATCATAATGTTACCTAGCTCAATAATCTTAGATTCATTACGTTTAAATATAGCATTACGACCTGCTTGAGTAAGTGCTTCAGTTCCTGGACCGATTAAAGCTCCCATTTGAATTCTAAGTTCATCTAAAGCTTCAGTGCTCATATTAACAGCTTTACCTGAATTAAGAAAAGGTCTAACTAGTTCGCCGCCCGTAGGTGTAAGATATCCTCTGTGATATACTCGCCCCCTAGAATCAATAAACGCTTGAGTCCTAAAGTTTTTCCCTCTTTGAGCATGATACTTAGCAGTAGACATAAGTCCATAACCTTGTTCTCCTCGATTTAAAATTTCATGACGAAACTCATTAATACTGTCATAGTACTTAGATCTCCCTCTAGGATCTCTGAATCTAGCAATATCGTCCATAAACCCGAAGAACTCGTTATCAACTCCATATTCAACATCCATTACATGATTAAGCATTTGAGCCATCTCACGATCAATTTGTTTAGGATCGTAATCTGGAAATTTATCTCTAGAGATTAAAGGTACCCCTGTTTCATTACCTCTGGCATCTACATATGTCTTTTTGTTAGCTTTTACATAAAGTCGATCTCTATCGTAAACAGTTCCAAGTCTTCTAGCAATAGTTACTTTACGTTCTGCTTCTTGAAGTTTAAGTAAAGTCTTATCTACAACAATTACTTCTCTAGAAATGCTATCTGCCCAACCACCTGAAGCTCTACCTGTATCTAAATCTAAAACACCTCTTCGAGTCTTACCTCTAAATTGAACTTTAATAAGGCCTTGATCTACCATAAAGTCAAGTATTTTAGATCCTTCTTTATGAAAGTCTTGCAAAGTATGTTTAGTAAAGGGTATGATATTCTCAAAATCTTTAGAAAATCTTTTTCCTATATTAATAGCTAAAGTATCATAATCAGTAGATTGCCCTGATGCAACTAGTTTAGCAATATTAGTTAAACTATCTAAAGCTTTTTCATCAAATAATTTAGAAGTAGGTTTTTTGTTTATAATTAAAAACTCAGCATCTAAAAGTCTACGTATAGTCTCTCTATTACGAGCAGCTAACTTAGTAATCAAAGAGTCAGAAGGTTCAGTTACTAGCTTTTGTAATTTTAAAAGTTTAGCAAAACCAGAATCTTTTTTTAATTGCTTAATAAGTCGTTTTTTATTAGGATATTTATCAGTGAACTTTTTAAAATAAATTCTTAATGGCGCTCTGCCTTTAAAGAACATTTTAGTAGCTAATTTTTTACCTTCAGTTCTACGCCATGCATCAATAAATCTTTGATCTTTTAGCTGGCTATCAATTAGGTTTTCAAAAGTATAATACTTACCCATAATTTGAACTTGAGGTTTGTCTTGAGATAAATAACTAACAAACATTTCAGAACGCTTACGAGATCGTGTATCTAACAGCCTAGAAACGTTTTGAACAGCAAATCTATTTTCTGCTCTTAATACAGCCGAAACATCATTCCAAGGTTTTTTATCTTTAGCATAACGTTCAAATACAACTCTTAAGTTTTCAATTACAACAGTTTGTTGATTAACTGAAACTTTGTCATCTAATCCTGCAGCAATGCTTTCAATAAAATCTTTTTCATCTTGTTTAAGAAGTTTAGAATTACGCATAAAGTCAATACGTTCTTGATACAAGTTAAAATCAGGATCATAAATGTTATTGTTTTTAATTTCACCTGTTAACGGGTCAGCGCTAAAGTTACGTTCATCAAACTCGTTACCTACTCTGCGCCTTGAAGCAGTTTTACCTGCAAGACTAGTACCTTTATAGTCTGTTAAAGACATAGTTTTAGAGTAATCATCAGCATCAAGTAAAAACATTTGCCTTACTAAAGCTTTCTGTTCTGGTGAGCGTAGCATAGAACTAGGGCGTTTAGCTTGAATATCTACTGCTTGCTCTCTAAGTTTTTGTTTAGGTGCAAATATAGCAGTAGCATTAGTAGCTTTATTTCTCAAAGCTTGAATAGACAATGCTTTACCTTTAGGTGTAACATACTGTTCAGCCTTAAGCCTTCCTTGTCTAAATAAATTAGCTTGGTCCATTCCTCCAAGAAGTTTAGCTTGAATATCATAAGCTTGACGTTTTAACCATGCTCCGTAAGATTCTACTTTAGGTGCAACACCTGAAAGCGATTCTTCTTTCTTTTTAGCAAGGTTTGTTTTATTAAGTCTATTAGTGGTTTCTTTTTGAAGCTCTTCTTTAGATTTTAATACAGGCACCAAAGAACTACGACAATTCCAATGCAAAGGAGGAGTAAAGCGTCTATCGCTAACATCGTAAATCTTTCCATTATGATAAGAACAAATAGGGCTAGTACGGCTATCAAGCACAGCAGTAAATACATAGCCTTTAACTACATGAGAATTTGCTTCTACAACTTTATTTAAAGCTGCTGTTTGAGTACTAGTTATAGAAGTTCTAGTTAAAGTTTTAGCCTGATGTTCAGTAAGCTTAGTAGTTTTAAGCACGTTGTTAATAATATCTTTAGGTGCTTCGCCTTTAGCAAGTCCTGCTTTTACTTTAGATTGTATTCTAACAAGTTCACCTGATGAAATGTTTTTCATATTTTGAGTAACTGTTTTAACACCTTTAATGTTTGATCCAGTTATTTCAGCAAGTAATTCTTTACTACGTGGCTTTGAAACCTTATAAAATTTATTTAGTTCTTTGTTTAGATTGTCCGAATGAAAGTCCAGTTGAGACGTTGAAAATTCTTTTAAAGAACTAGTTTGATGAGTTAACATTTCTCGACCAAAGCGATTTACTTCAGGAGTAACATCATTAGTTAGTCTCTCTGAAAGAATGTCTCTTAAACGCTTCCTATGCCTACGCATAATACGTCTGTTTTGTAACTGTACGCCTTCTTCGTATAATCTTACGTCAGTCATATGATCAACAATACGATCATAAAGTTTTAAATTGATATCCATTTAGTACTCCTCTGAGTAGTAAAATGTTTAAAATTTTGATAGAAACCTTGCAATGTGATGTACAAAAGGTAACATTGTAAGTGCCATTAATAAATTTAAGCCTGTATGAGCTATTGCTATTCTTAGCGTATCACCCTTGGGCATTCCGTCAGATACTAGCAAACCTGCTAGCCAAATAGTTCCTGTAGTTCCAATGTTTGCTCCTAGTACCGCTGCTACAGCAGCAGGTAAAGGGACGACCCCTGAAGCCACTAACGCAATAATTGCAGTAGTAGAAAGAGAAGACGACTGCCAAAGCAGTGTCATTATAATTGCTCCAAAAAACATATAAATCGGGTTAGCAATAAACCAATTTAAATGGTCTACGTTACCTATTGACTTCATTCCTCCGGAAAACATTTTAAGCCCTACATAAAATACTATAAGGCCAACTACGATTTGTAAGTAATTGTTTGTTAGTACCTGTAAATAATTCATAACTATTCTTCAATATCTATCTGTGGATCAGCGCTAGTTTGAACTGCTAACGGATCAGTTTGTATTTCTTCAATTGCTTCTTCATCACTATAGTCAGCGGGTAAGAAGTCATTGTACTTAGCAATGTTAATCCAAGTTGAACGGCTAATAATCCCTGATTGATACCACTCAGAAACAAGGCGCATAGCACCTTCACCACCTACAATAGGAGAAAAGTCACTAGACATTTGGAATTCTAAGTCATCACCTGTATACATAGTGTTGTAATACCAGTTAAGCATAAATGCCATTACTTCGCGAATAGTACCTGAGACTTTAGCGTTAAGTGTACCTAGCTGCGCTGTCTGAGAAGCATTACGGATTTCTAGTGCTACACCTGAAGCTGCTTGCTCCGGTGAAAGCATACGAATACCCATCTTAGCCATTTCTTCGACTGTACCTTGAATAGCTTTTTCCATGTCGCCTAAAGCTGACGTAGGAGTTTCAAGTACAGTAATAGATTCGTCTTTACGAACTCTAAGCCAAGTACCTAACCCTGCGTTTACGATGTCGTCAAATTCCTCGTCTGTCATATCTGATTGTACAACAGGGGTATAAGTAGCAGCACCGTAAAGCAAATGGTTTCGTCTCGATACTTTGTTATAGAGAGAAACTTCACGATCAACTAGCGGCATAAGAACAGGTTCAACTGGTTCATATTGGCCGTTAAGAGGCCAAGCAGGAATACGCATTAAGCGTTCACCAAACATAGTTGGATAAACTGTATTAACTTTTGTAAAGCCTATTTCGCTAACTGATTCTTTATAGTCTTGAGATATATCACCATTAAGAACTTTAATTTCGTTGTTAGTATCTGGATGTTCATAGTAGTCTAACACAAGACGACCTGATTCATCAATGTAGTGATCACAGACTGTGTCTACATAATCAGGGTGCCAAGGATTTTCTGGTTTGTATTTTTCTACTAAGTAACGAGTAACCCAACGAGTTAAAGTCTTTTGCCGTGTAATAGGGTGAGTAGACAACTGAATGTTAATAACGTTTTCAGCTTCAATTACTACTGGATACGGCTTAATCATAGCTCGTTCTTCAGGAGTTAAATTGTCATACTCTTGTTCGCTAACCTGTGGTCTATCTACATAAACCCAAGACCTTGATGTTTGAAGTTCTTCCCAAAGAGCATTATCAAGAAAGTTAAATAGCGATCTACCGTCTAGTGTAAAATCATTCTTTAACCATTGTTTAGCATCATCTGGTAGTTCTTCTGGAAGTTCTAAATGAGAGTCTTTACGTAATAAAGCACTAATAAGTACTTTACAGTATTGAGCTGTCAAACCTGGAAGTTCTGACTCTGATCGATAAAAGTCATACTGTCGTTGGCTCATGCTAGGTGAAAAAGGAATAAGTAAGTTTTTATATTCCGGTTCTAAATACTCATCGTGTGCTTTAACGTTATCTTGTCCTTGCAGAACCGCCCTTGACCGTTTCCAAAGTGGTTTCATAGAATGATAACTTGCACTTGGATCGGCAACAGACCTTTTAACACTTTTGGTTGGTTTAGTTAACTGTGCCATTATTTATTTTCCTTTACCACTTTACTTTATTCGCCCAATATGCAGCAGACATTTTGCCTTTGGCTATATTAGTAGCATGACGAGCTTTCCAAGCTAATCTACGAGATTTATATTTATCAGATTCATTTGCTTTTTTAGGGGAACCTACTGCTCCCTGAGAACCGAATCTAATAGTTTTAATTGTATCACCAGACTTAGCCACAACAATATGAGACTTAGTTGGATGGTTAGGAGTACGTTTAGGCTTATTAAAGCCAGAGACTCCAGCACGAGTAAGTCGTGAGTCTTTCTTTTGAGCCATAACGATTTCTTTCTATTAATAAAAACAATATACATTAAAATAAACTTTAAGGTATACTTTAAAGTATATTATAAATAAACCTAGCGGTTATTCTTAAACGTCAGGTATTGTGAAGAAGCCCCGAAGGGCTTCCTCTGAATAGAGACTGTCAGATGTTTAATCTGTCTCTTTGTTATCTTTTATTCTTAAACGTCAGGTATTTACTTTTTGCCAAAAAACTTACTAACACCTCGCATACCAATGCTAGCACTAACAATACCTCCAAGAGAATATTGATACCACGCTGGCATAGCTTCAAGGGCAGCAAAGCCTTGAGCAACAATAATATTACCCCAATCACCACAAAAAGCTAAAATTAAAGGTATTGAAAATAATAAAGTAATCCACTCGTCTTTCCACGAGTTTTGAGTAGCTTTAATTGCTTCAATATCCCAATCAATTTCACCTGTAGCTTGTTTAACTTTAATTTCTGCGTTAGCCTTTTGTACAGCAACTTTACCATCTAGGTAAGTAGTAGCTAAACCACCAACAGCACCTAAAATTTGCCCTATCATGAAGCTAATTCAAAGTGAGGACCATCAATAAATGGACGCCTGTTTTGTGATCTTCGAGTATCAATATAAGACATCATAGCAGCCTCTGCTGTACCTTCCCAAGAGCGAATGTCAGGAATATGCCAAGCAGCTCCCCAACGTATTGGAACACCTTCTGAAACAGCAGCTTCCTTCATAGCGTCTGCAAGGTCATCATAAACATTAAGTTCCCAACAACCTTTACCGTCTACGTAAGCCATAAGGTCTACAGCATTACCGTCAAGGTGTTTTGATTTTAATGTTTGAGACTTACCTGCAGCAACAAGCTTCTTTTGCTCTTCAAGTGTTCTAAGCCCGTACACAACACCAAAGTCTACTTTAGTAAGTTGTATAGCTTTGTGTACAACATTAACCAAGTTATGATTAACGCCTTCTAACTTGTCTAAACTTCTTTTACTTAATTTAAAACTCATCTTAATGTCCTTTATGTTTTTCATTACCAAGCCATACAGCAAAGCAGCCTGTTAGTGCGCCCATACACACTGAAACTAAACCACTTTGTTGTACTGTAGGATCTGGCAATGACATGTACCAATGTACTGATTGATACGTTAAAATTGTAACAGCTAGCATCATTAAACGAGGCATAATTTGCCACTGTAAAATTCGTTCCATTGCTATTGCCATCTATTACTCCTATTCTGGTTTCGTAGGCCACGTTATATCTAACGGAAAACCTTCTTGTTCTGGTAAGTTAAGAAGGGCAGTTCTATACGCTGCCCACTCTGTTTGTTTTTCTGATGTCATTTCAGCCCATCTGAGTGGGTTAGAAACTATTGGGTCTACTTCTAATTTTAATTTAGCATCTCTATCAGACCTTATAAATTTAGATTGTTCTGACTCTTTTAGTGTTTGATCTAAAACCCACTCATTATTAGCCCAATTATGACAATAACAAGGTCTTTGAGGAACAATAATAATATTATCTTCTGTAGGATATTTAAAAAGATATTCATCTAATGTTTCAAAAGGGGTATCTGTTTCCCAATAAAAATTTTGAGTTTCATTATAAAAATAATAATTGCTCATAATATTTCCTTAAGATAGCTTAGCGGCAATATAATTACCGTGATTAGTTTGTCTATAATATGCACCATTAGGAATAATTGGCGTACTTACCGATGACCACTGATCATCATCTGTTTTATAACCTACAACTGTAACATCTGTTGCAGTGCTTTGATTACCGCCCCCTGATAAAGCTTGTGTACTTGTTGATGTAGGAGGGGTTCCAGAACCGTCATAAACTTCTAATCGACTATGGCCTCCACCAGCAACACCTTGCGAAAGATTTATTTGAATAGGTCTGCCACTTGTATTTTGATACCATTGATTTTGTGCCATACTTATATTAGACCAAGTTTGAGAGTATCCAACAGCGGCTCTGTTAGTTACTTCAGTGCTAGTTAAAAGTTCAACGTCTTCTAATGCATCTGTTTCTCTAGTGTAATAAAATACACCAGCACCACCTGCCCCTCCATCTCCATAGTTAACTGCTCCAGAACCATTACCTCCTGAACCTACTGTAACTGTTAAAGTACAAGTATAATTTTTATCTGATAAATCAATTACATCTGAAAAATGAGTTCCTGCATTACCACTTGCGCCACCTTTTCTAGAACTAGTATCCCAATCAGGAGCTCGACCACCACCGCCGCCGCCTCCAGAACCAAGAGAACCTGCTCCACCGTTTCCATAAGAGCCGCCGCCAGCACCACCACTAGCATAAGCAGAAGCTTCCCCTGCATTTCCTCTAAATTTATCAGAGCCTACTCCGCTTCCTGCCGCGCCCCCTGCTCCAGAACCGCTTGCAATTAATGCATTATTAGAAGTTCTTCTTAATTCCCAAGTAGTAGAATTTCCACCAGTTTGATTTCCTGCACCTTGTGATCCTGCACCGCCGCCGCCGCCGCCAACACCTTCAACGTCTAATTCAACTGTATCGGCGCTAATAGATACAGAGTAACTTCCTGCACCTAATGTTACGGTTGATTGAAGAGTTCTTGAGCCTTTAGTAATTTTAGGGTTAATTAATTTAGTTTCATTAACATCAAATCTAATACCATGTTCACTTGTAGTTCCTGCATTTGAACCGGTAGCTAAAGCAAAATCACTAGCTCCTGCTGGATTACCTATCCATAAACCATCGGTAGTATCTGTATAAGAAGTTTTTCCAATCTTCCAACCGCCGCCGTCACCGTATTCAATGTTTTGATTAATAGTTAGCTGATCGGCAGTAATTGTAAGAGCTGTTTGGTGTTGAGTTACAGACTCTTGAGATATAACTGTTTCAGCAAAAATAGGAGAATCAAATTGTGTTGCATGATCTGTCCAAGTTTGAGAAGAAGGTTGCCAAACTCTGTAACTAAAATTATTCTCATTAGAACTATGAATAAACTTATTCCAAATATAAGATGTAGTTGGAATTTGATTCATATTAGTTAAAGGATTTACTTCTAAAAATGCTTCTGTTAAGTTAGTATAAGCGTTATGAACAGTAGCTTTTTTAAAGTCAGCAGCGTTATTGTTAACAGGGTTAGTATCAATAAATATAACAGAGCCATTTAAAGTTACAATAGTACCATCAGCACCGTCTTCCCCTGGACTTCCTGGACTTCCTGGACTTCCTGGAGAACCATCTGTTCTTTTAGCATGAACAGCTGCTGAACCAAAGCTTACGCTTGCAGAAGTTTCTAAAGCAGAACCTGAAGCAATACCTGATGCCCTGTATACAATATCTCCATTATTAGCTAAAGAAGGTGCGTTTATAGACCAGTTAGTAGGAGGAGTAAGCGTATTAGTAACAAAATTATAAGAGCCACCTGTTAATCCTGAATTAGAATTTAACCTATAAACTGCTACTTCTGTTACAGCTTCACCTTCAATTCTAAACGGTGTCGTCCATGTAAAATTAGTAACACCTACCCCTTTAGTCCCTGAAGCCGCCCATAACAAATCTGTTCCGACAGCCGAAGAAGCATTATCATACCACCCCGAAGGAATTCCTGAAGATGCACTAGGAGTAGCAGGTGCTGTAGCTGAACGCTTAAATATAATATTACTTGAAGCTCCGTCTGGGCCTGTAGGTCCAATAAAAGAAGTAAAATTAATTCCTGTTCTTATTGGTAAAGTAGGTAAATCACTATTATATTCATAGTATGCAACAAAGTTGTTTCCTGTTGAAAAAGTATAAGTTTGAGTATTAGTAGCTTCATTAGCAGAATTAGCATAAATTACTGCTACTTTCCCTACAGTAATTAAAGATAAGTTTTGACTACTTAATTCTAATCTTTCAGATTTTAATCCTGTAATATTTTTAGATCTAACTGAAAATGTATAAGTTCCTGTTTTAAGGCCAATAATATCAAAATCAGTAGTAACGCTTGTACCTAAAGTTTTAAAGCTTCCTGATCCTTTTTTAGCTTCGATTATATATTCTACTACAGAAGCATCATCAGCTGCTGTCCAAGAAAGTTTTCCTGAAGCGGTTCCAGCTATATCTGAAGTATTTGTAAAAGATAAACTTGTAGGAGCTTCAACTTTAAAGTCAAAGGTAGGCTTAACAATATAATCTAAGTCATTAGGAACATTCCATGCTAGTACGCTAAAGTCAAATTTATAAGCAGAAATTTCTACTGAAAAATCTGTATTAACTTTGATAGACTCTACTCGATATAACTCATTAGTTATGCTCATTGTAGGCATACTAACTTTAATTAAATCTCCAGGTTCTACTGTAAGTCCTTCTTTATTAACACTAAAATTTAATGTGTAAAGGTATCTTGATTTTCTTACTTGTTGTTCTGCTAAAGCTTGTGCATGATACTTGCTAGTAACACCATCACCTTGTAATGAAGTCGTTAGTGGTTGATTATTGTCTTCTGTTAAGTAAGTTTGATGTACGCTACTATTTGTAGGAGGCCAAGTAAAAGTATCGTCTTTAAAGTTTTCAAACTCATTATCAAAACTAACTGTTACTTGATTAAATCTATCTTGTGCTTTTGGAAAAACTATCTTAACGGATTCCCGTACTATACTATTTTCATCAAAAGTATGAGTAATTAAAGCATCTTGTTGCGACTGTGTTTGAGGATAAGACAAAATAAGTTTATATTTACCTTGAGGCGTCCAAACAAGATCAGACAAGCCCATTGTATTAAGAATACGCTCAATATTATTTCGAATAGTTTCTTCAGTACTTAAAGTAATATTACACTCATAAAGAGGAATAGTATCTGTAGCAGGTGCAGTAGTTAAAGTATAACTTGCAGTAATATTAGGTGCAGAGCCTGATTGAGTCTGAGTATATAGGTTATCATTAGTTTCATCATAATATAGATACCCAGCCATATAAGGCTCAATATCTGTTGTAGGAAAATCAGCCTGAGAAGTATAAGAAAATATAGGCTTTACATCATTAACTTCACCACCAATAGTAGCTCCTGTTAAAACAGGAGTATCACAAATATCTGCTGCATTATAAAAAGACTCTAAGTTTATGTCATTAGCAGTTAAACCTCTACCGAAGTCATCGTTTAATAAATAATCTAACAAACATAAAGCAGGATTATTAGAATAAGTATAACTTGAACTTAAAGAATAACTATAATTAGGACTTGATCCACTACGAGTAACTGCTCTTACTTTACGACCTTTAACAATGTAAGCCATAGAAGGAATACCGCTATACTGTGGTTCATCTCTATTTAGCTTAAAAAAATTATTAACGTAAGCACAACCTGTAAATTTATTAGTATTAGGAAATCCAAAGGCAGTAGCAGAGGCGTCTGCCGTTCCACCAGCTTTGTGTATTAAAAATCTATGATTAAAAGAAGATTTGTTTTCTTTCATTTCTTTAGTGTAGCCACGATAGTCAACTTCATTAATTAAAATATGTTTTACACTTTCAATTCCACCGTGACATAACGCTGTTTGAACACCAAGAAATTCATTTTTAGAACCTGATTGTGCTCCACTTCCAAATTCAGTAGCTAACACTTCATCAGCATTTTCAGAAGCTCCAGGATAGCTAGAGCTTACTTTAAAGCTACAATGAATGCCGCCTAGCCTTTGTTTTCCATAAACAACAGGTAAAGGCGCAGAAGTTCCAGAAACAGTAAACTTTTGCCCCTTACGAGCATCTGCCTCTGCTTTCATTTTCTTTTTCATTTTCTTGTGTTGTTCTTGCTGATAAGAAAAAGATGCAACTGTAACAATTGCTTGGATAACTACTAATGTACCCATTATACTTTCCCCCACTTAAGATTAATTTCACTGTCTTCATAAAGACTATCGAAAGAAGTGTCTAAACTATCTAATTGATCCATGCCATCTTTAGAAACCATTCTAACATTAATTTGATCTAAATCTGCCATAGGAGAAGTTCCTTCAATTAAAGCAAGCTTAGTATCCCAATTATTTTCAATAGAAGGGCCATCAACAAAACCTGAATACAAACTAATTATATCTTCCGTAGCGGTTAAAGGTTGATCAGTAGCAGGATCAATAATGCCAACTCTAACTTTAATAGGAGAACCAATAACTCCTGATTTAAAGTGAGCAGCAAATTGATCTGAAATATCAGTAATAACTACTTTATAAGCTTCTCTGTCTAAAATAGAAGAAAAATTAGGTGGTTCAAATTCAAATAAACCACCATCAGCGATATAAGTATTACTATTCCAAATAATATTTCTGTTATAACTAGTAAAATAATAATTAGTAGATCCAAAGGTTAATTCAATTAAAAAGAAATATTTAAATCGTTCTGCATTAATTGCAGTAGTAACTGCTGAACTAAACTCTCTCATTATAGCGCCTCAATTAGATTAACTGTACCAATATTAGAAAGAATACCGTCTGTATAAGTAATTCCCATTTGGTTATCAATACTTTTAAAATAACTTATAACACAGCTATCACCAGTATTTAAGGCAGTAAGATTAGGAACAGCTGAGATTAAATTAGGGTAAAAGTTTAAAGTTTGATTACTAGTTCCTTCTAAGCTTAAATCATTAGTAGTTATATAAACTTTAGAATGATTAGAAAATTTAATAAAAGAGCCTTTGGGTAAACTACCTGTAACGTTACTACTGTTATCTATTTCAATAGAAGAAGCTCCTGCTGCTGTTGTAGATCCGACAGTAGTATTTGAAAGACTATTATTATTACCTTCTTTAACTAGCTGTGGCATAATCATTATATCAGAAGTATCAAAGTTAACTATAGTACTTAAAAATAATTCTGCTGCTTTATCTTGATCTGATAAAACATTAAAGCTTAACTCCCAACGTTGATGGTCTTGAGAAGCTCTTTGAGTTTTTAATGAAACTGTTGTCATGTCAAAGTGAGGTTCATTTGACGATATTGTAATTGGTGCAAGTATTTCAGCACCTTGATAAAAATAAGTTTTTGCCATTTTTTATTTCCTTGGTCTAGCTAACTCTAAGTGTCTTT